ACGATGGCAGTAATGAAATTTCTCAGTGGACTGATAGTGTAAATGGATTTAACATGGTATATAATCCATCATACTTCAAACCCGCCTATGTTTCTTCTGATGCACTTGTAAATAATAAACCAGTTGTTCAACTTGCTGCAAGCACCCCACTCAAGGCTTCTGGAATTACAACAAATAATATTGTTCATATGTTTGTTGTGTTGCAGCAAAGAACTTGGACAAGTGCTTCACAAATTTTTGCCTTAGGTTATGGTGGTTCAACCATCTTTTCTCTTAAACAAAAGAATGGTGGTAGCACTCCTGAGATAGAAGGTTTCACAGGAGCAGCTTCAATTGGAACACTGTCACAAGTTCCTGTTGGGGTAAGTGCAGCATTTCGTATAATTGAAATTGTTTTAACAGATCTTGTTTCTGCTGTAATAAATGTTTATCCAATAACTGGTGGTGCTGCACTTGAAACAATAAGTTATTTATTGCCTCCTGCAATAACTTATAATGAAATTTCTATTGGTATCGCTGGTGCAACTACATGTGTAGATGTTGCTGCTCTATTTGGTTACGGAACTATGCAACAATCTTCTGATGTTACTTTAGTGCTTGATTATCTCGCAGAAAAATATGGTGGAGTTGAACAAGAATTCTCTCTACCCCTTGCCTTTGGAGAAGGTAATGCTTGGCTCTCAAATGACTGAACTATGAAAATTAAACTATTCCCCATTCTGACATTGTTTCCGATTTCGCTGCTTGCTGCAACAAATGAGCCTGCCCTCCGTAAAGGTTGGGATTTCACTGGCCAAAGCAGAATAGCTGCAAGTCAACTAAATCAACTTGTTGATAATTCATACCCAACAAATGGACGTTCTTGGGTTATTTCAACAAACTTGCAACCCGATCACACAAACAATGCTTACATTACAAATAGCATTTGGGTTGATTATTCTACACAACCTCCCACAATTAAAGTTTGGACTGCTTCTTCAAATGTGTGGAATCAAATCATCGTAACAAATGTTACTCCCGGTGATAATACAGTTTCAACAGCAAAAATTGTTAATGGTGCTGTTACATCTGACAAGATTGGAGCAGGTGCAGTTACAACTGCCAAGATTTCTTCTGGAAATATTACACCTGATCTAATTGCTAGTGATGCTGTGACGCGTCCAAAGATTTTGAATGGTTCGATTGATGGAACAAAGTTGACAAATGGTGCTATTGACAGTGCCAATTTGTTTTCTGCTGGTGTAATCACTCGAACAATTCTTGCAGATAATTCTGTTGGAGCAACTGTAATTTCCAATTTCGCTATTGGAGCAGACAAGCTTCAATCGAACAGCATCTTTGGTTATGCCATTTCAAATGGTGTTGTGAACAGTGATAAAATTGGTGCTGGCGCTCTTGTAAATAGTAATTATGCTGCACGTTCTGTTTCAACTAACAGTGTTGACACAAACATTTATCATCTATTGCCTAAAGTTTGGGCTGTAATTAATCCAGCATCACAACATGTTACAAATCAACATGGTTTTAATTTGATTTCGTCTATCAGCACGCCTGCCGCTGGTTTAACAATCGTTACTTTTGCTACAGCATTCCCTAATACAAATTATAATGTAATTGTAACAGCAGCAGGAGCTTCCCCAGGAAGTTCTAAACTTGCTTATGATGCTGCATATGTAAGCAATACTACTACAACAGTTACATTGCTTTTTAATGATAATGCTGGTAGCGCAGTTTCTCCTACAAATGCAAGTTTAATTATTTACAATAACCAATAATGAGCCTCTCATCTATTAGAGCAGAACTTGCTGCCGATCTTAATATTCGTATTGAGACTGCGTCTGAAAAGACATTTCTCAATGACAAGATAAACAAAGCAGCAGAAGAAATCTTTGAGAAGCGTGACCTGCGAAATTCTCTAAGAGAGCAACTTTTTGTTCTTACAACAAACCAGCAACTTATTACGTTGCCTTCTTATGTTTATCGTTTGCGTAAAGTTCGCAACTATGATTTCTCACTGCCTGTAAATAATATTGATCTTCGACCACGCTATAGTCAATTTGGTTGGTATGAGCAAGGACTTAAATTTCGTGTAGTTCAAGAGAATGCTGCGCTTCAACGTGATATTGAAAATCAAGGGCCAATTACCTTGACTCTTTCAGAAGCGGCATCGGCTGCATTTGCAGTAACTATTACTGGAAAGACAGCAAATGCTGATAGGGTTGTAGAGGTTCTTGTGTTCAATGCTGGAGACACTACAAAAACTACGACAAAATCATGGGAAGATATTGAATCTATTGAGAAGTCTGCTATTACAAATGAAAATTTGGTTGTAGCAGATATGGATGGCAATCAGATTTCAGCAATTAGTAATGCTGAACTCATTGCTCGTTTCATGAAAGTTCAAGTTCTTGAACGATTCGAACAATTCGCAGAGAATCCAATTTATGAAGTTCTCTACAAAGTTCGCTTCAATCAATTCAAGAATGATGGAGACAACTTCCAATGTGGAAATGAATACGACAAAGCAATTTATTGGAAAGTAATTGAACTGATGGCTGCTAAACAAGATGGCGATGATGCTATGAAGCGAGTTATTGGTGCACAAACCAAGTGTGAACAAGTGATAAATGACATTGAGAGAAATGCTGCTGACGGTCAAAGCAAACGATTGGAATTTTCTCCTTGTCCCTTCTATGATTTGTTTTCTCGTCCGACGCTGCCTCACAATTTAATTCTAGATTAATAATGGGAGAACAACTTTCATTAATTCAAAAAACATTTTCGGGTGGATTCAATCGAATCTATGACCCGACAAAATTGTCTAGAGACGCTTATCCACTTTTAGTAAATGGTCGTCTCAGGGATGAGATGATTCGTCCCATTCAAAAACCTGTAAGATTTACTTCTGGTTTGCCTGCATCATACACAAGATTTCAAGGAGGATATGCAGCAGGAAATATCTCTCTAGTGTTTATTGATGGTGCAGCATACTACAGAAATCACGAATTGATTAATTCTGCATATGTGCAGATTACAGGATTTCAAATGGATGCTGGTGTTGAAACAATTTTTGCTGAACTTGTTCCTGCATCTAGCATTAATTTTGAAAGGAAAGCTGCAAGTTCAACAGATGCTGCACAAGGTGTAACTATTTCATCCCCGATTGATGCATCACAGACTTGTGTTGTTTGCCAAGATGGAGTTTCCCAGCCTCAATTGATTTTCTCAAATGGAACTACTGCTCCAGCACAAAATTGGTCACAGTGGTCTTTGTCCAACAGAGAGTATGTTCCAATCGGAAAACAAATGCTCTATCAAGATGGAGTTCTTTATATTGTTGCTCCTGATGGAATCTCATTTTATCGCAGCGTAACAGGACGTCCACTAGATTTCATTATTTGTGTTGACACAAACGGAAACAAACTCGGAACAGAATCTGAGAGTGGTGCACAGGTAATGTCACATGCTGTAAGTTACGACCCAATTACAGCAATTCGTCGTTCTAATACACAAAATAAAGAATTCATCCTTTCTACAAGGAAAGCTACTTGGCTAGTTAGGCCGCGTCTTGATACTTTGATTTATGGAGAGCCTGTATTCTCAAATCAATTTCTATTTGACACTGGAGCAGTCAATCAATTCTCTATTTGTGAGTTACTTGGTGACACGGCATTGATTGATACTGCAAGTATTCGCTCGTTCAACTCCGTTCTTAATACTGCAAACGAAGGTAAGAATACACCATTCTCTAGGATGATTAATTCTATCTTTGAAGGAGTTGTTCAACCTGATACTGCTTGTGCATTTCCATTTGATAATTATTCATTGTTCTCCGTTTATAGTGTATATGGGCCGATTGTAATGGTCTATGACAATCTGACAGAGAAATTTGTTGGTTTTGATATTTATGCTGGGGTTGCTGCTATCCGTCAATTTTTTGAAGTTAAAGTTGGGACTACTCGCGAATTGTTTTTCATTACAACTGACCATAAGCTTTATAAAGCTTTTGCTTCTACATCAAGGGAAACATGTAAGTTTTATTTTGGTGACCTAACTTCTGATGATCCAGAAATTAATCTATCAATAGATACAATTCAGTCAATCTTTCTTAATTCAAAAGAAGCTGGCATCGTTTATGCTACAGTCTTTGTAGATGGTAAGCAGTCCGGTGATACTTTGACAGATACCGTTAAAGAGATTTTAACGCCAGAAGCAGTTCCAATTAGTTTTCCGTTTGGCCCATCTGATAAAGATAGAGCTAAACCAATAAACTTTAAGATCAATCAATCATTTTCTGGTTGGGCTGTTGGTGTAATGTTTGAATGGTCATTTGATACTTGTTTGTCGACAGTCAAACTTATTCTAAATAAAGAACGACAAAGAAATTCTTACGAAGGCCAAGCACATGACATGGCACGCTATAGTTCAGCAACTAAAATTTCTTTGGAAAGATTTACTCCTAGCACTGGAGGAATTGGAACAGTAGTTTTATTGATTGGTGTTGGATTTTTGAACGTAACTGATGTGAAATTGAACAATGTATCTCTTGCCGGTCAATATCAAATCCTTGACGATAATTCAATTTCCATCATTATTCCCAGCACTGCAACAAGTGGAACGTTCAGAATATCGAGTGCAAACGACGAAGTTGAGTCAGCCACAACATTCACAGTTACATGAAGCTATTAAATATATCCGCTCACACCCAAGATTCCCGCACTTGTCGTGCAATTGGACAGACGATGAAATTTCTTTGGAAATTGGCAATTCCATTTGCAATGGGACTTTGCATTGGTGTAGTGACTCTTATGGCACTATCACTGGTATTGCTTGCGGGCGGGTCAGCCATAACCAGTGTAATGTTCATTGTTCTCTTATTGTCACTGACAATCTCAATATCGCTAGGGATATGCTTGTTGCTTTTCGTAATCGTTTTCCAGGATACACGTTGTCTGCCACAAGACACGGAAGATACAAAAAGTATAACATAGAACAACTTTATGGGCACCTCAGCACCACCTAAAAATCCTCCATACCAACCAATTTATCCCGTATCATACAATTCTACGGGAGAAATGCTATTTCCGTCTGCCATGAAAGCGCCGACAACTCCACAAACTAAAGGAGTTGTTAGGCCCGCACTTTCTAAACCGGCAGAAGCTAACACTAAAGGTGCATATAACAAGTATGCACAAATGCAACCACAATCAACAATTCCAGCTCCCTCCAGTGGAGCAACAAATCCATTGTATGAACAATGGTTGGCCTATGCTACTAAAATGCTAGACCCGAATCTACACCGGAAAGGATAACATAACTTTATGGGAGAAGATAGAGCAGCACAACCAGTAAGTTTAGCCGTAAAAGATATTCTTGAAGCCGCCACAGGTGGACTTCCAGATTTGATGCGGGTAATTAACTCGCAAATTTTGCCATCTGAAATGGCTAAATTTGGTGCTTCGAGTGTTATTTCTCCCGGCATTGCAAATCTGCAAGCTGATATTTATGATACTGCCGGTCGAAGGATGAATGAGATTGGCAATGAGATTACACGTGCTAATGCAGCGGCAGATGCTCAAACATTGGAAGGCCCAGGATTTAGTGTTGTTTCTGCCCTGAAAAATCTTCAAGATGTAATTGATCCAGAAGTTGCACGAGTTCGTTCTGCTACTGGTAATGCTATTACTGACAGGATTACTAAGGGAATTAGTGGAAGTGAAGAAGCTGGAATTGAACGTTATTTGAATAGGGAACGTCAAATGAGTGGGACTGGTAATGTTCGTTCTAATACTGAAGTTACTAAAGGTGCACTTAATTTTGGACAAGCTGGACGCACTGCATTGGACAATGCGCTAATGCAAGCAAACACATTTCTGCAAACCGGCCGATCTGGTGTTGACACTTTCAAAGTAGCAACCGGCAAATCTTCAAATATGGGAGATGCTCGATTCACTGGTGTTCAATCTCCAGGAAATGATAGTGCAAATCTTGGTTCAAATCTACTTGGACAAGCTGGTCAAATTCAAAATACAGGTGCTCAGATTAATGCCAACCGTTCTTCTGCATTTCAAAATGTTGTTGGAGCCTTGCCTGATTACTGATAAATGAGCGATAATCTTCAAAAGAAAATTGAGCAACTCCTTGCACCGCATCCCGAGGCATGGGAGTTTGTTCTTAAATACAATGAGTATTGTCATGCTGTTGATGATATCATTGATGATGAAAAGAAACGTGCTGATAATGAATTTATTCTTAAAGCCTTTCAATTGGCTGCTGATGTTTATTCAACGCCATTCTATCGGAGGCATGTAGATGTTCTCAGGCCAATTGAGTTCATGGTGAACAATACTTATGCAGATTCCGTTAAATGGGAAAAATCCGCAGAAACATGGAAACGCCGAGATGCACAAGCAATTCGTCATGTTGGAATTGATATGTTTTTTATTGTTGTTGCTATTACTTATGGGCGTGAAACCATGCGTGAATTATCTGATGAGATGAGAACTTATAGTCACCTAAAACACATGAAAGAAGAAGGATTGAATCATGATTAATAAAGATGGAGTTGCTACTTGTGTAAAGTTGTTTAAATGGGGTAACAAACAGGTTGAACTTGTTTTCATTCCTGCAGGACGCCGTGTTGAGCCACACACTCACGCACACATGAATAAAGAGCTTACGCTTCTATTTGGAAAGGCTGATTTTCATCGAGTTGATTCTTTGTCACAGAGTGAGCGGCATTTGACAGTGAATTTTTTTAAACATTTTCTCCGCACATTTACAGTAAAATATTACCATACACATTGGACTGACAATGTAAAGTGGCCTCTAGTTTTTCTTTTGTGGGAGAATTGGAATATCTCGCCAAAGAGCGAAGTAACATCTTTTGAATTACAGAAAGTCTAACATATGCCTTCTCAAGCATCTCATAATTATCAAATGTCCGAAAGAGTCGGACAGAAATTTTCTAAATTGGTTGGTGGAATTCTTGGTGGATTGAATAGCGGGGCTAGTGCCATGCCTACACAAATGAATGAATTCTATTCTCCTTCATTTGAATCCCCAGAAGATTTTATGGGAAGGGTTGCAGAAACTCCTGGAGTTTATGATTATAAAATGGCTCCTCCTGATTCTCCATTTGTTTTGAACAATGAAGCTTCAAAAAAGTTTTATGGAAATATGCTTGAAGAAATGCGAAAGCAACAAGCTAAAGCTGCTCAAGATGAGGAAGCTGCTGCACGTGCTCATGGATATGCTAAAGAGATGAAAGATCTCGATTATATGTCTGATTTCTTTAAGAAGTCGGGACTTCCATTTCAATCTGGAATGAGTTACTCTCAAATTCCTATTGAATCTTCAAGCAATATTTATAGTGCCGCACAAACTGAATTGGAAAAACAAGCTGCTCAAAATCGTCTTGCTGTAATACAGGCAAATGAAGAAATGCCTTATGTTCAAGGAACAGTTTCTCAAAAATTCAATACTGGAGAAACAGAACTGCAACAAAAACGTCTCAACCTTGATAAAAGCCAAGCTGAATTTAATGCTAAACGTCCTCATCTTGGAACAATTGCACAAAATGAAGCTCTTGCTTCTGGCTATCTTCCATTTCCAGGTTCAGCACTTCGTTTGAATGATGGAACTGTGATTAATGTTGACAAAACTGAAATGCCTGTTAGGGATAGTAAAGGTGAACTTACAGGTGATACTACTGTTGAACGCAAAGCAACATTCACTCCTGTTGGACAGGGTGGAACTACGGCTTCACCACAAAATCCACCTGATGCTCCTGTCATTGCTGATGAATCAGAAGTTACTACAACAGGAATTTCTCCTGAGTTAGTTGCTAAAGGATATGTATTTTACAGAGGCAAATTGTATCGAATCAACAAAAAATAATATATGCCACTTGAATTAATTCCAGTAGATTCGCAATCTCCTTTGACAGGAAATAAGTTAGAACTTATTCCTGCTGAGGAAGAACAAAAGAAAAAGCGCGCTGCGCTAGAAGCAGAGATGACTGCTGTAAAAGCAGAAGGCAAGAAAACTGGACTTAAAAGTGATGCTATAACAATTTTTGATGACTTTATTGCTACTCCAGCAATTGATGCTGGTGCGTGGCCTTTTAGTGTTCCACGTATTGCACAAGATTTGATTGAAAAAACTGGACTTCCTGTTGGCCCAAAGATGCCTTACATCTCAGAACTAGTTCAACCTGACAGTCCGGCACAAAAATCATTCCTCTCTCCTGAAGTTATTTCTGAAGGAATTAAAGATATTTTTAGGGAGCCTCTCCATAAGAATCGTAATCTTGAAACTACAGAAGATATGACTCCTGAGCAACGCCGTGAAATGCGTGCTGCTCAAATGTTAAATCAACAAGTTTTTGGCAACATTGTTGCTCGTGGTGGTGTAATTGCAGAACCGAAAGCTCCACTTGATACGTTGGCTTTAACGCCAGAAGGCATTAAGAATCGTTTCATTTCTGGGGCTGCTGATGAAGTTGGTCATACCATTGCTTCATTTGCAACTCCATTTAATATTGGATTGTTGCCTGTTACTGGCCCTGCAATGGCAACTAAAGCTGCAGTTCAAACTGCTGCTAAAGTAATTTTTGGTTTGCTTGGTTCTGATATTGCATCAGAAGGTGCTAAAAACGTTGTTGAAGGCGTTCAAGAAGGTTCACCAGAAAAGATTGGTGCTGGCGCAGTTCAACTTCCTGTTGGTGGAACTATGGTTTTGCCTTCTTTCTTGAATCCTAAGACTCAAAAGACTGGTGCAAAACCGTCAGAAGTTCCTGATGCTCATGTTCTTGAACGTGATATTCAACAAGCTGAACAAGCTGCAAAGCCACAAGCTCCTAAACAAGAAGTCGCAACCAAAACAATTACTGAACTTTGGAATGAAAATGCTGATCTACTCAAGGTAGCAAATGAAACCAAAGGTGAAATTGGAAAAGCTGCAAAAGATCTTGAGAAAAAAGCTAAAGCCTTGAAGGAACTTGGGATTGAAATTGATCCCGAACAGATTGCTCCGGAAGCTGTTGAAATTGGAACTAAGAAAATCAGTCAAAAATTAAGTGAACGTGAGGCCACTACAAATCTAGCTCCCGAAAAAACTGGTGAGCATATTGCTCCCGATTTTCTTGCTACTCGTCCTGAATTGACTACAGCTGAAAAAGCTCAGCTTGATAAATTGCGTTCTATTAATGTTGATGAGCTTTCTAAAGCTGACAAAAATACATTGTTGGAACTCGAAAAAATTGAAAAAGAAGCTGGAACATTTTTTGTTGAAGATAAAGAACTCTTGGCTGCTGTTAAAGAACATGCTCCAGAACTTCTTGAAAAAGATCGTTATGCTCCTGGCCCCGGTGCCGCTCCTGTTACTGACAGGCAGTTGATGGTAAATATTCGTCGGGAAATGAATCAAAGATTTGGTCAAGAATGGGCGCCTCCGCATGAAGCAGGATTTGAGAATAAAACATTTGATGCTATCAAAGCTGAGAAGGCTAAACGTGATGCTGAATTTGAGGCTGCTCGTGCGCAAAAAGTTGCTCAAGATCAAGCATTGCCTGAACAACCTGCTCAAAAACCTCTCACACAGAATCAGCTTAATATCACACAAGAATCTCTACGCAAAGAGATTGAGAAAAATCAAATTACTGGACGTCCGCCGGAAGGAGGAAAACTTTATTCTAACCCAATATTTGAGCCAGGTTTTTGGAAGCTGCCCATTGAAAACATGAAGAAATTGGTTATTGATTTTCTCATGTCAAATAAAGGAACTTCCGGAGAAAAATGGAAGGCTCGTGAATTGTTGAATGAAATCAACGCTGAGATTAAACGTCAAAGCGGACTTAAGAGGATGGAGCCTGATGCATTCAATGAACAAATGCGTAAGATGCGGGAGACTCTTGGAATTAAAGAGGAACCGCCTAAACAAAATTTGGAGAACCAGCAACCTGGAGTGAAGGAGGAAACGCATAAGACAGATGACTTGGGTTTTGAGAATCAATCTGATACAACCAAAACAACTCCTGTTGCTGGTTCTTCTCCTACATTTGATAAATCTGGACAGGGTCAATTATTGAGTGACCCCTTCCTAGTGCAAAGCACTGTTAATGCTGCAAAGAAACTAAAGGAACACTTCACAAAGGATGATGATTCCTTTGGCTATAAAGCCGTAGGCGCAATGAATGCTCCTGCTGAAAAACTACGCTTAACACCGGATAAGGATGGACGTTATACAACTGAGCAACTTGTTGCGCGTCTTGAGAATATTCTTCCGCCGTTTGAAACTTCTATCTTTAAGGACACTGGAGTGTTTGACAAGATTAAGGCTGTTGGCTCGAAGGTTTCACCTGACGAAGTCAAACGAATTATTTCGGAGAATGCACCAAAGGTGGAAGTGCATAGTTATGGGATGGAAGGGAAGGTGAGTGAGGCGAAGAAGGAGTATGATAGGATGACGCATGAGTGGTATGATAATCTTAAGCCAGAACACAGAGATGTTGTAGATATCGCTAATCCTGTTTTGTTAGATAATCCTAAGGGTTTCTTTCTACATAAGGATTTCACAGAGAAAAATGCTACTTTAGCTGAAAAGTATATTAAACTAAGAAATCAAATTGAACTTAATCCAGAACCCCACGATACATCTCCCCGTGCAACCTCAGCTTACGACACTGTATCTGCGCTCCCTACTAACGAACCAATGCCAGATTGGACGACTAGTAAAGAAGGAAAGAATGTTCAGAGGGTGGATGTGGTGATACCTAATAAAAAGTCCCTGACCTATGATGAATATCTAAAGAAGAATAACCTACAACACAGCGATGAACTGATGGATAGATGGCACAGACCGCTGAACACACCAGAAGGACTCAGACAGAAAGATACTGACCCGTATCCTGTGCTATGGCAACCCGACAACCTCCACGAAAACCTCCCCAACACTCTCGGCTGGGCGATGATACAGTATAAGACTGGTGCGAAAGGTGAGAAGATAGCAGTGATAGCGGAGGCACAGAGTAGGTGGGGGCAAACCGTGAGAGAGCAGCAACAAAAAATGGCTGTAAAAGCTACCCTATTAAAAGAATCCCAACTAGGTAGTAACACCTATGAGGTAATCACTAAAGATGGCAAAACGCACAAAATCAATGGCAAGTCTGAACAGGATGCTGTCAATAAGTATAATAATGTAGAAGTAAGAATGGGTGTGCCTGAACACCCCCTCCTCCGCGACTACAACCGTCTAATCCTCAAAGCTGCTATCGAACAAGCACGCAAAGAAGGCGCAACGCATATCATGGTGAGTGATGCGGAGACTGCGATGATGACGGAAGGGCATGACCTACAGCGTGAAACTGTGGATGTAATAGACCACCTGCCAACTAAAGCACAGGCTGAAAAACAGATGGCTAAATACAAAGAACATAATCCAGATAAAGCATATACAATAGAAAAGAGTGACCACAGTAATGAATGGGTAATACGAGAAGTAGAGGCTAGACCATACCAAGAACCCGGCATGCGTCTCAACTACGACACCATCCTCCAGAAGATAGCAGAAGAACTTACTGGTGTTAAGGGTGAGAAGGTGAGTCTTGGGGAGCATAAGAATGCGATGGAAGATAAAGAACCAAGAGAGTGGGATGCTGAAAATAACAGAATACAAGCACCCCGCCAAAACCTCATTTTTAAAAACGCCGACGGCACTCCAAAGACTGACGTCAGCGGAATGATGTATTCATTGGAGAATGCCGTCAAAGAAATCTCGAAACGTGGTGGCATGTCCATTACAGGTAAAAAACTTTATAGTGGCATTCCATTCCTAGATCCTGATTTCATCAAATCTACACTTGCTCCAGTTGCTAAAGGTATTGCCAACGTTGTTAACAGAGGCACATTGAAAATTGCTGGAACAACTGAACGCATTGAAAAAATGCATGGAAAAGAAGGAGAATACATTGCTCCAAGATTTAATGACGTTGCTGCTGAGCGTGTGAATCTTTATGGAAAATTTGTAAATGGATATGTTGAAGCAGGAGAAAAGTTGTTGTCAACTCCAAAGGAGAAATTGTTTGGAACTTCTAAACAGTTGGACGAAGCCTTCCAATACATGTATGATATCAATGACTCAGGCAAATCATCCATTACACTAAATCCTGAACAAAAAACATTTGTTGATGAAGTTCGTCGAATCAATAAACTTGTTCATGAAGAACAACGTCGAGACGGCCCTCTTGTTGGAGGAACTCGCACACCCATCAGTGATCCTAACTGGATATTTGAACGCATTGACAATAAGGTTACTGATATTATTACACAGCGACCTACTTCAAAAGAAGCAATTGATCTAAAAAGAGACTTCGTTGAATATAGGATGAAACAAGGTTATACCGAAGCTGCTGCTATGAAAGAAATGTCAGAAATGTATGCACGTTCCGGTAAGCGTGAAACTCCTAAGTTTAATGCACTTCGCAAAGCTGAAGGACTTGGTGTTCCTCCATCATGGCGCGAAAAGAATTTCTTCCGTGCCTCTACTGGATATGGACAACGTGCTGCAACTGATTTGGCTTTTTATCGTCACATTGAGAAAGATCCAACTGCGCGTGCAATCATGGACTTGAGCAATGATAATGCACTAAAGGCCGCAAAAACTTGGGACGATGGAACTCCTATTCAAAAGCTATCTACAGTTGATGATATTCGTTCTATCATGGACGAACTCACAAACAACTTTACACGCGAAGATACTAAACTACAAGCTACTCAAAAAGCTGTAAAGGCTGGTTGGCTGCAAGCTCCTGCTGGTATTCGTGATGCAATTACTGCTCCATTCATTGCAATGGAAAGTTTGCATGTTTCTGAAATTCCTAAGCTATTTCAAGCTCTTGGATATATTGGAGAAGGTTATCGAAAAGGAATTGAAGGCGGCGTAATTCGTAAGAATCAAGCATCTGTCCAAGAGATCTTTCGTGGAACTGATGGATTTACTGATATTGTTGATAGCCTTGTTAAAGGAACTACGAAAATTTCTGGACGCGAACATCTTGAACGTTTGAGTCGTTCTTATATTCGTGCTCTTGGTGGTCTCGTTGCTGAATCTAGAATGGCTGCTGGCGATACTGCATTCTTTGATAAATTTGGAATGCATGGTTGGGCTGATATTGCCAAAACACCAGAGGGTCGCAATAAAGTTATTGATTGGGCTGCTGATAGGTTCACTGAAAACAAACAAGGAACTTATGATTATCGCGGACTTCCTTCAATTGCACGTGAAGGTTGGCCGGGAGCACTACTCTCAATGAGTAAGTGGAGCATCGAAAGATTTAACAATTGGCGAAACAATGTTATGCCGGAATTGAAGAAGGGAAATGTTGAACCCTTGTTTATGTCTATGGTTGGTGCTGCAACTGCAGGACTACTTGTTCAACAATTCAACTCTCTTGTGCAAAAATCAAAACCTCAAAACATGACTGTTTCTGAATGGATGGGGCTTGATGATGTTGACAAAGACGAGACTGCACTAATGCTATTTAGTATTGCAAATGCTGGTGGTTTTGCTGGCATTCTTTCTGGAATCTCCCATGATATGCTAAGTGCAACTATGGGTGGACAGCCTCTTGGTTATTCTATTCCAGTTGCTCAATCTATTGGAGACAACTCAATGGATCTTTTCAAATGGATTCAAGCTAAGTCTAATGGAGAAGATCCCAAGTTCATAGATTTTATCTGGGAACGTTTGAAGGATAACATTCAAAATATTCGCGCAGCAGCAAACATTGCACAAGGCGCAGATGAACGGCAACTTGCTGACATGAAGCGTGACTATAAATTGTATAAGCGGGATGTTGATGATGTTGTTCCACCAATGGTTGCTGGAAATCCATATGTTGGAAATCAAGAACAACGTTTCCGTCAAGCCAAAACTCAAAAAGAAATGGAACAAATTCTTCGTGATGAAATTCTTCCGAAGTTTGAAGAACAGACTAAAGGTTCTTTTATGAAAATGAAAGAAGCCCTTGAAGGATTAAAGCAAGGTAACGAAAGAATTGGGCCTTCCCTAAAGACAAAAGAATCTATAGAGAAGGCCCGTGAATATAAAAACTATATTGAAAAATCTCAAGGTGCCGGAGCACGCTGGAATCTGAATAAAGAAATGGAAGAAGAAATGCGATTGGACAAAATCCGAAATTACTTGATTGATCGGGAGATTAAGAAATATAAATACTCCAAAGTAAATTAAATTTCAATCTGTTTTTGCACAACCTTATCAAACTCCATCTTCCAATCATTTAGAATCCATTCTAAATCTTCTGGAGTAATATCTGTGCATCCTACAGATATAAGATTTCTCCTGTATTTAACAGTTACATTTTCTCCATTGTGAAGAATTCTTCCGTCTTTAACAGAGATTAAAATTCTCTTAATATCAGATATTTTAGGAGGTTCAGATATTTTAGGAGGTTTGGGTAAATCAGTAACCATAATTTTTAATCTTTCTCTGTAAAGAAACCGAGTTGTTCCATGATTTTATCTATCATCTCATAGAGAGAAGATAAGTCTCCAGTGTTATTGATCACATAATCATACTGCTCTGGAGGAATTGAATCTAGTGCTGTTTCTGATGAATGAGAACTGCCATTTCCATTAATGGATTGGGGCCGCTCAATCTTAATCAAAACTCCATTGTTCAATCGAATCGCACCCAATTCATTTGGAAATCGAACATCCGTAATCACATAGTTATGGAGTGTTTGTTTTGCTAGCTGATCTAGCTGGAGACGCCGCACCCAAAAGTCATCTCCGAACAAAGAGCGCATCCCTACTCCAAACTTCTGTAAAGCTTCCCTTGGAGTTATGCCGAAACGAGGATCAACTTCTTCTTTGAAATCTTGATCTTCTAACTGTGCTTCCTTAAAATTAAAAGCTACAGCGGCAGATTGTTTAACCAAGTCTGCAAATGCTTTACGTTTGAATCCATAGTTGCTACGAATGTATGCACCTACGGTATCCTTACCTACAAGTTTTTTTCCGCAAAGTCCGATAATCATAATTCAATCCTTTGTCCTAATGTAACCAATTACTCCATGTTCATTGTGTGCTGTTATTTGTTGTGTATCTTGAAGAAAATTCAAAGCGGCATCAATCTCTTCTCTAGTTCCATGCTGGAAGAATTCCAGAATAACCAACTTCTGTGGTGTAAAAGCTCCATTGTTTTTGTCGAGGAATACTTTGATAGCTTCTGCTATATTTGCAATGTTGTTCTTTGCGCCGCCATGCAATGCTTTGTGCATCTCTAGTTCTGTCTCAGCCAAAATTTTAAGTGCTCTTTGACATGCATCCATTGTAATTGTCATGGATGTTGACTCTGAGAAGTGAACTGCCATTGCAAGTTTTTTAACATGGAGTTTCTTACGACCATAATAGTGTTCCAGTTTCTTGTCATTATTAACTGGCTTGTCACTATTCTTTAGATACCAATCCGTAAGAAATCCCGAAACATCAGGAGGAACTATTACAGGGCCAAACAATTTTGTAAGTTGTTCAATGTGAGAACGAATGTTATTATACTCACGCTTCTGATCTTCTGTATATTTAATTTCGTCACGAAGATATCGTTTCTTATCACCATAAACAAATATAGTTCGTGACGAAAAACCTTCGCCAAGAATTTGAGAAGAATAAGTTCTGTGCATCCATTCTGGAGTTGCTGCTCCAAGCATTGTAATACACATATTCTTAATCATGTCAATGCCTTGAGTTTTTGTTTCTCGATGATAGTCACCACACTCCCAACCTTCTGTAAGAAACACAACAAGATCATGTGTCTTTTCCCGAATCAATGCACCTAATTCGTTACCGATAAAGAATGCAAGTGGAGATGACGTATAAACTGCACCAGGCTTTTTTCCAAAGGATGCTGGATATTGAACAATTGTATAATTGGTATGAAGGTATCTTGTTAATCCTTCAAGAGTGACGGAAGACGGGCCAGTTTTAATTAGAGACTTTGGCCGTTGCTTTTCATCAAATCCGTCAAATGATTTGAACAATGCTTTAGCATCACCAGCTGCTAGTGTTTTACCTGATGCTGGAGGCCCAATAAATATTACGAATTGATTTGGATAAATATCCTTAGAGTTTTGCTCTTGCTCTCCCCACCATACACGTCGCTGCAATGCAGCACTAATCATTACGTAAAATGTCCAATTGATAAATTGGTCGGGACTTTCATAATCTTTAGTATAATAACGCCAACGTTCGAAGTTTGTCATTTAATATCCTTCCAATTTAATCCAACACCAATGTCTGCACCCATCTTAAATGTCTCACCTTTCTCTGTTGTAAATTCACGTTGCATTGCTGCAAGAACAATAGGTTTAACTTCATCAACTCTATCACGCGGACATTCCACTAACAGTGAATCGTGATTGTTTTGTTCTACTGCTACTCCAACCAATTCACCATTATCTATTTTCTTTTGCAAATCAATAAATGCTAAGTGTGTAATGCATGCTACAGTAGAAGCTGGAACCCATGAATATGCATCTTTGATAACATTGTTATCTTGCAATGAACCATTGAAGAATCGTGGATAACCAAAGAGGTTACGCAACGTTCTATCCTTTTTCAATTGATCTCGAACTAATCCATTCCATTGTTTAACTTCTGGAAAAATTTCATGGTAAGTTCCAAGAAATCTAACACCACTTGCATAAGGAATAACAACTTCACCCTCAGACTTATCCATTGTATTCATTATGAATTCTTGTGCACCAACGTCGTAATTTGCGCTGTGACATGTCTGCTTTGCCATGTAATAAAAACGCTTTGATGGAATGTCATCATCTGTTTTCTTAATTGCAGCTTCAAGTTCTTTCCATCCAGGAATTTGCTTGATCTGTGGAATCTCTGCAACTAAAACCATGTTAATGCAGTCATGTCCTAGTTCCTTCCAATGCTTATGGAATAGATGTGCTGCAACATACGTGTGTGGTTTGATTCCATGTTGGAAAAGTTGACGCAATCTACCTGCTGGTGCTATGCATGAAACAATAAATGCATCAGCACCTTTTTGATCACACTGCAAGAATACATTATTCTTTCTGTCAAAGGGAACTATTAAGTGACGTATTCTATCCTTGTTCCAATTTTGTAGGTTTGTGCCATAACCTTTAAATGCTGGAATACCTCCCGGCATTGCACTACGAGACATAAGTGCTCTGCTCGCGAGACGAAACGGTTTTGTTCCCGTTGGAAGATATGCACAAGTCACAACTCCGTCACGCTGCCAATGCTGAAATCCAAGTTGGCCGCGTTCCCTACTCCAACGACGCAATGCAAGAATAACTTTTACAGAAGGTATATCATGCTGCAAAGCAATCTTATACATTTGACGCTTTCCAGTCAATGAAATGTTCTTACCCTTTGGTTTTTCAAGATGTAACATATCATATAGATAACCTGCAACTTGTTGTGGAGAACGTGGGTTCAAAGGAAAACCACACAACTTAGGAAGAACCCGTGACTCAAAGAATGTAATTCTCTTGTTTAAGTTATCAATATGTTTGCACAGCAAATCGTTATCTAATGCCAATCCGCGCATCATCATTGTTAGATACGGACGAATTGACATATTAACTTGATCCATTGATGACAAGGCGCCCTTCCGTGCGCCTTCGGCTAAGAGCCATGTGTGGATTTGTGCAAGCCTTTCAACATCTTTTGCATTGTATTGTAGAAGTTTGGTTTCTTGCAAAGAGTTGGTTGGATTGAAATGACCTTCATCCTTGTGATAGATTTCGTGTGTGGCAATAGAGATAACATGCCCGAGAGATTTTTCAACTTCACAGTGTAGCCTATGGAACATTGACATTGTGCAATGAATCTTGTCTATGGGTGGCGGTGGAATTTTATACTTCCACATCATCACAAACAAGTCGAACAATGCATTATGAATTACAAGTGTATTGTGCTGAAATAAACCTGCGACCGCTTTAAGTAATTTAGCGGTGGTTGAAACGTCATATACGTTTTGCCATTTGTAGTTGATAAGATTGATACAGAAAACTTCAGAGGCAGAGTTGCTGACAGCGAAACAAGTAATTTGCTGAGTTGTAGGTTCCGTTTCAATGTCAAAGTAAATGAACCTGCCCCGTTGTAGACTACACCAATGAATGAATTCATCAGTGTTGGGTTGGATTCTATAAGAGCAAGAATTTGGTTTATATCCTTGCTTACTGATTTCAACTGCTTTACGTATATCTTGCGCAAACCAAAACCTGTAATTCTTCCTAGCAGTTCTTCCTCTGTCTTTTGAATCACCTTCCTCGCCTTCGCTATCTGTTTCTTCTTCCTGCTCTCCCGTGCCATATTGTGTGTTGAGTGTTGCTTCATAATTTTTTATGTCGTGTGTATCTTGTGGAAAGTATGTAGGTATGTAAACTATTCCGTCACGTAAGTAGCATCCTCCCCTGACATTATCAAGGTTCTTATCATAAAGTCCAATGGAAGCAAGACAACGCTCGCCACACAACAAGACAACACGAGTGTCAGGTAGAAAAGAACTTTTATCATCAAGCACGCGTATATCGCAAGCGTATCTTGAAGCTGGTTTGAGAGCTTGTTCAAAGGAATAAGATACTGTTCCAGATATTAGCTGGTTCAGATCGAATCGTGATGGATTTTGAAGAACGACAGAGATGCCGTTATACTTTAGGACAGGTGGATGCCGCAACATTTGATTTGAATTTTTAAGTAATCTGTGTGCAGAAATTTACACACAGATTAGTTAATTACTCAAACTTTTGGATTTGTCTCAAGAATCTTAACCGGAGTTGACTTAGGAATTTCAAGAGAGAAAATCTTATCAAGAGTTTCTTGACTTGTATCACCAGCTTCAAGCTTTGCCTCAAGCGGATTGATTTCCCGTTGAACAAAGATGAATGGATTCATGCCAGGTTTTCCAACCAAAGCCATTGCTGATTTTTTGAGTTCTTCAAGTTTAACTTTAGCTTTAGCAACTTGTTCACCAGGTTTATTAATTGTAGGTTTGTTAGGAATGTCTGCCATATACTTTTATGTTCTAAACTAAATATGAGAGTGAGGCTCATTCACTCTCATGGGTTTTACATAATGGCCTATGTTTGTTCTGCCCTGAACAAATTGTTTAAGGAACCATCACACGCTCAACACTGCGCTGGAAGAACGTAAGAGGCTTACCATTGGCAGGATTAATGATGGGTTGTTTCTCATCATTAAGCTGCGTCTTTTCTTCACTGGAACAGAGTGCCCAAAAACTAAGACCAGTATAGCTAACACCAACAGGCTTGCCAGTCTCAGGATCAATCTCAGGCGGCCACGGAATATCACACGCTTTATGAATTGCTTCAAGCGTAGGATTAACAGGCTGTCCAGTTTTCTTATCTTCAAACTGCGTAGCCCAGAGAGTGAACTCTGCACCAGCAATTTCGCGTTCCGTTCCATCAATAGTCTTCTTCTCAGGTTCCACAAGTTCCAGCTTAAAAACAAGCATAGGATTCTTCTTTTGTGACAACTTAAACTCAGGCTCTTCTTGAATCTTGAGTTTGTAGGTGTCACGCGGAATCCGAAGTGGAGCCGAGGGAGCAGTTGATGTTAGTGTATTACTCATTGTATTTTGTTGTTTTGTTTGTTGTTTTGTTTGTATTCTTCCGCGCTCGCGGAGAAATTGTTAAAGCATTTATGATGCCACGTTGTTGAAAAAATTTTCAATTAAAAAATTGAAACTAACTTAACACCATTATCTAATATATAATAACAATGAATTGAATTACCAATATATTCCATTTTAACTTTTGATTGTGCATTTTTAGAACTCACTATAAAAGTAAAAAGCTTTGGATGAATGTGGATTTGTTCATTTGAAACTGAAAAAACTAAACAATCTTTTTCGTCTAAAAGATTGGTTGAGTCTCTTAAATTTTGAATGACAACTGTTTGATTAACTAGTTGCCAAAACGAATCGTATATTTCTTTGTTCATAATTTGAAACTTGAATAATTTGCAGGCACAAAAAGTTCCTTGGTATTCATGCGCGTGCAAGCAAAAGGAAACTGTGTAGTAGGATGCACTTGCCATTGAAACACAAGTTCTACTTTTCCTTCACCTGATGGTTTAGTAGTTTTCACTTGGCGAAATACATCAGTAAAGAACTGAGGCATTCGCGGACTAAAGTCTTGTCCCTTAAGAATCCATTTATAAGAGAGTAGCTTTCCTGTTTCGCTGTCGCGAATTTCTTGTTCATGTGCAATGACAACTACGTTGCATTTAAGATCAATCATCTTTGTGCAAAAGCCATTCCACCAAAGACTCCACATCTTCCAAAACCAAAAGCCATCTTTCTCTCCTGTCTTAGAGATAGGAGTTTGCTTCTCCAAATCTTCTGCAACTGCATCACCAATTGTGGATACGGAGTCAAAGATTAGAGTTTGTTCTGCTGTGAACTTTGTTGCTTCATTTTGAAGGAACCAATTCAATGCATTAGTTTTGTTTTGTTGTTTGATTGTGTTCTTAATATAATCCATACTATAGAATGGAGCAAATGGAATCTTACGATCACGAAGTTCTGATGCTGTAAGTCCATTGTCGAAGTCCACTACAAATGGATTTGGAAATGTAAGAGCACTCCATGTCTTTCCAAATTTAGGAGGCCCAACTAGGAAGAGACGTGTTTGTGGTGATGTTAGTTCGTTAGTATGTTTTGTTGTTTGTGGGATGTGCATATTTTCTAAATGTTGGTTGTCTATTTCCGCAAATTTCTAATTGAGCCCAATTATAAAACTCTGCAAATTTCAAAATTTCTTTTTCATCTCTATCAAAAATTGGTTTATCTATTACAATATCTAGTTTAGATGTTTTAAATATAACATCCCAATCAAATTGATTGTTACTTTTTAGATGTGGAAAGTTCATTCAATGTTAAATTTGCAAGGGTCATAATCTCTTACGTTAAATAGACTGCTAATTGTTCCGGCACGATAACCTTCTTGAACATAACACACACGAGAAAATTGGCATCCGCCATACTTGCCTGTGCATTGTGTGAAGTTACGCCGCCATTCTTTGCGTCCCTCTATACTATCAACCAAATCATCAATTCGTTCGCCTACCCATTTCATACAATCTTCTACTTGATCTGCACGATATTCTATAAGTTGGCTACGATAAAATTCGCATTGATCCTTTACAATAAATGCTCCATCAATTATACATGGAATATAATAATTAGCCCAACCAAGTTGTTTTATTGCCCAAGAATAAATCATCATTTGATGAGACATTTCATAAGAGGCAAAATAATCATCAACAACTTTCTTATTCATCCATAGTGGTTTGTGAGTTTTGATATCTTTGAAAACTTTGATTCTATTATTCCATGTTCCAATGGCATCAACTACTCCACACAAAACTACATCACACGTTTCATATGCTTTCCATGGAATCATAAAAGGAAGTTCAACTCCAACTACATCACCATGTCTAGCAGGAACAAACTGATCATGCTTATACTTTTCACAATATGCCGCTACTGATTTCACACAATGACCACCTTGTCTCAAATCATCTTTAGGAATTACTGATGTTGAACTTGCCATGTGAAACAACGTTGTTTGTTTAGCAAGTTGGGCATCTCCTGTCTTATGCCATTCTGCAATTCCTTTATGGAATCCTGTTCCATAATCCATCTTATGATTTGCAATTTTTGAAACAAGGCCTTCAAGATTTGAAAGACGGAATTTCTCTGAGCAATCACTTAATGCTAGAGACGATGGATCAATTCGGACTATTCTTTTGGACATACAATCTTCAAATCTCCATGTTTAATAAATACAATGCGAGTCTGTGGACGTAGAATTAAAACACCATTCTCCATTACTTGAAATGGTTTAGTGAATTCTACACCATAGCCATAGTGTTTGCGTAGATGTTGACGAATAATGCCTACATCACCACGTTTAATGTCTGAGTGTTGACTGCTCAAAACAGTCACATGTTTTCCAATATCAATTACTTTCATTTCTTTATATCATCCTCTGTCATACCAGCTTTAGCTAGCTCAAGAAGAATCTTTTCTTTTGCTGTCATTTTATTTGTTGGTGACAATGATTGTCCCAATGCACTTGAAGGTGCAAACTTATTTCCTTTAGGCCCACGAAAGCTTCCTAACACTGTTCCATCACTACTACGAACTCCAGTGTTAACGCGTCCGCGAATTGGTGGGCAAACTTTAATTGCTTCTTCGAGATAAGTTTGAAGTTCTACTTCTCCCATAGCGCACAAGCGTTCGAGAGACATATCAAGTAGAGCTTCTATTGTTGGTTTTAATGGTGTGTCACTCATAGTTATTCAACTATACAACTAAGTGGGAGATACTCTATATCTCCTTTAATGATAAAGATTCCATAGTTATCTGAGTATCCATCATTACGTTTGCACTTACGAATGAATCGCACATTTGCTTCGACGAAATGATAATGGACTTGTTCACAATTTCTTGTGTCAATATTTACTACAGAACCATTCTTAATATCTGTCATAATTTTCTAGCAAAGAAAATAAGAACAACGAAGAAAGCAAGGACAACAACAGTTGTGCAAATATTCTCAATAGATTTATCACTGATAACTGGTTGCTGAATCTGCTGAATCACAATTGCATTTGTTTTCAACATTGTAAAATTGCTAGCAGCAACGGAATAAATTTTCTCAACGTTAGTCAAGGGATAAATTTCAAATGCAATGTTAGTGTTATTCATGAAAGACTCCATCAAAGATTGCTTGCGATGGTAACTGCAAAGAACGATCACGCTTATACTTATAGCGAACCATAAGATCAATGTATTTCTGTGGCCACTTACGCATATCACGTCATATATCAAGAGAGAATCCACTGCCTAATTTTATTAGTCCCCACTTATCTGTATGAACCACGATTGCTCCAATCCTATCTACGTGTTCTTCATTTGGTGTGAATCCTTTAATGATTCCTTCTTCACGTTCCCACTCAAGAAGTTTGAACATGTTAGATTCACGCAATGTGCAACGTCCATGTTTGTAACGTCCTTTAGGATTACGCACCATAGTTCCTTCATAGCCACATGCTATCTGGTGTGAATGAAAGATACGAACATGTTGTTCTTCCGAACATAGAGTAGGAAGCAATAGTTCACACCATCCCGGCAGATTTGGCAATGTCTTTTTCAATGCTTCAATCCTTTCAAGGTATGGCATACCTGCAATCATGCAGTCAAAGATGAAATACTTGAACACTGGAAGTCCTTCAAATGTTCTAAACTTTCCACTCGTTGTATGAAAGTTATCAGGGAATCCATCTGTGTATGTAATTACTTCGCCATCTAATCCTGATGGAAGCTCAGCCAAACATTGATCAATATACACGTTTGGAATTCTTTTTCCACTGCGTGTTGTTGCTGCTGCTTGAGTTGTTATTGCACGAATGCCATCACGCTTAGACGTGCAAGCAACAGGCCAGTGAAGAATATCAGAAAACTTCCATTCTCCATTATATGCTAGCATTGGTTTCATCGATAAATTTTAATTGAGTCTAGTGTTATTGTATAGATAAGACGAAACTTTGGTTCTAGTGCTGCATTCCTAGCGTCTAGTGTAGCTTCAAGAAACTCTTTATCATCTTGTGATAGAATCAATCCTTTAAGATATAGGATTTCTTCACCGCCTTCATCCAACCACTTAAGAAATGTTTCTTTCCATTGTGTTCTGTCCATCACAGGTTGAGACAATGGAACAGCAGGAGATTTGAGATATGATTTATCTGTGCCAAATGCAATCCATATTCCTTCATCTGGATTAAAAGATTTCTTGAATCTAATTGCGGCACGCAAACGCATATAGCGTTGCTGTTCATCTGGAGTTCCATTATTACATAGCCACTTAAGTCCACCATTCACTTGTTTATACAATGTATCTGGTGCTAGTTGCCAATACTCTTTCCAAGGAATACAAACATTCTCTAATGTATCTATTGCTTTGTCATAGAATGGACGAAACTCTTGTGCTATCTTGTCATTGTAAGTAGACTGTGGTCTACGCATTGACTGATTCTTCTCAAGATTCTTCTTAATAATTTCTAACCTACGTTCATTGAATGCTTGTTCAATAGGATCTTTCATATGTGTTTGAAACTTGGAGTCAACAGTAGGACTCGAACCTACATTTCTCTACACACCAGAGAATCATTCGGAAATCAAAACATTGTTTGTGGGAAAGGACACAAACTTTGTTGAACATCGAATAGCGTCTACCAGTTCCGCCATGTTGACATTAAATTGAGGGCATGGAAGGATTTGAACCTTCGGACGGTAGTAGCTTCTTACGAAGTCTAGTTGCAACTATTCAACTCCCGCTCTTCCGCGCTTTGTCACTGTTAAACCACTTACAGCTACATGCCCATAAATTATTTGCCACACTTTCGTAGTGGCCAACGCATTTAATTGTATGTAAATGATACATCGTCTCCTACAATTAGCCCTGCAAGAGAGCCTCGCGTTCGGCAGCATCCATAGCCTTCGCCATGTAAGTCTTGAACAACTCCATGTTGCCATTCTTCTTGGCTTCCTTTGCAAGTGCAATGAAACCATTGGAAGTAATCTCGCGAACACCAGGAATAAATGCCTCAGCTTCTTCAACAGTGAAGATCTCAGGATTGTTAGCAATCAATTCCTGCAACTTGGCACTCTCAGCAGCCTTATCCTCAAAGTGAGGAATACGCGTTGAAGTAACCTTGTTACGAGTATTCTGACCGAGTGCAGTGTTGGCGAGATAACAAACTTTCTCCCAACCATACTTATTAGCCATGTCAGCAACAGCTTTCATGTTCTTTTCCTCGATCAACTTCTTACCATCCTCAGTGTCAGGAGACACATCATCAGCGACATTCGCCACGAACTGTGGAACATTATAGCGAAGTCCCTTGTATTGACCACCAAACTCAGCAAGATAAATGCGCATCGTGCCTTCACGCTGCACATAAGTTTCACCAGACTTGCTGTCAACTACCCGATTCGTTTCGTTACTCATTTTATTTGTTGTTTGTTTATTCGCCAAGATGACTCTGCCTATTTGCACTTTCCGCTCAACGATTCTCACACGAGAAGATGAGACGAATAACTATGCGGTAGAATCAATCACGACGAAATCATTAAGCAGGTATCATGCCATGTATTGTGAAGGTTATTTTATTACCTACTATAAATTATATTTCTCTAACGCTAACTTCTTACGAAGTAATTCACGCTTAACCAAGAACTCTAATTCGCGGACATTACCTGTTAGTTCCTTAGTCTGAAAGCTATGCCGAACTTCATCGCTCAACTGTTTATCTTTATCGAAAACATTATCTAGTAGAATTGCAATATCATTCCTACGTTCACGAAGCGGTGATAGTTTGATTGTATAAGTGCACAATCGCCAATACAAATCTTCTCTAAACAACTTATCTTTAACTTGTGTTTCAAGATGTTTGTGTGTTGCTGCTACTATACGAACATTTGGAATTGGTATGTTTGTATTTGAACCAACACGACGAATCATCTTCTCTTGAATTGCACGTAGAAGTTTAGCTTGAAGTGGTAACGCTAACTCTGCAATCTCATCAAGAAACAATGTTCCATTGTTTGCAAACTCCATCATACCAATCCTATCTTGTGCTGCACTACCTGTGAATGAGAATGCTTTATGTCCAAAGAGTTCACTCTCAAATAACTCTTGATTCAATGCTGCACAATTGAGTGGAACAAATGGGCCAGTCCTACTGCCATGCAATGAACGTGCAATTAGTTCCTTACCTGTTCCAGTTTCACCATGAATATATACTGGATCAGGATAATCTGAAAGATGAAGAACCACCTTCTTCATCTCTACCATAGAGGCATCACAAGTTAGAAACTTTGAGAGTAGTTTCTCACACTCAGTTTCCAATATACCAATAGCTTGTGCTGGTGCTTCTAGTCCTGCTGCTAGAAGTCGCCGTCGCATTTCCTCTTTGATATTTATTGGAAGACTTTCAAACTTATTTTGAATTGTTTTGTCCACATTACATCTCCATTTAACTTAGGAATTTTCTAATTAAAATTGCTCTAGCTAAATCTTTAATCATTGTATTAGCCAATACATCAGTAAGCAAAGAAACAATTTCCTCTGTTGTGAACTTGTCTGATAGATGATTATAAACTTCTTGCTGTAACTTTTTCATAACTTCATCTGTATTTGGTGTTCCTGATTTGTTCATGTAATTGATAATTACATCTCCCACTAGGCCACCCATATTTCCAAGTCTTTTATGCAAGTCTGTATTATTTTTTGATATATCAATCATAAATCTTTCTCGGTTAGTTGTTCGGCTGCGGTGAGGATGGACTTGCGTGCATTGTTTTTTGTTTCCCACGCATCGCCAAGTTGAGCATAGTAGCTAGATACGTCTACCACATCAGTATCATCCACTATACCAGCCGCTCTCCGCATGCCTTCTTTCATGGCGTCGAGTTGAATTTGTTTAATCAATTCTCGGCTTAGAAATGGAACAAATCTTTTACCAGAACTATCTATTGATTGTTCATTCCACCATTGTTCTGCTGTTTTCATAGAATAAATTCTTTCTCTCCTTTCCACACTTGATAATAAGTTGGATGTGCTTGTGGTGTTTTCTTGCGGGCTACTCGCCAAAAGATTATGTTAGTATTCTTTGGATCAGGATAATGCTGTGATGGAATGAATCGTGCCTTCACACGAAAGGGTTTATCTTTTGTGAATTTGAGAGTTAGTTGTGTCATAGAGTTATTCCTCAGTATCCACCGGCAAGTCTTCATCTACCTCATTGTCATCGTCATCATCTTTATCTTTCAATGAAGTGGTTTCATTATCCTTAGGTTGTTTCTTAGCTACTGCCTCACTTGTCTTAGTTGTATCAAAGAATTCTGTCCATGCTTCACGCTTGCCTACAACTTCTTTGAGTGCAGAACATTTACGTTTTACTTTCTCCATTACACGTTCCTCAATTGTTCCACGAAACCATACAATGAATTGATAGGTTGTGCTCATTGAGTTAATACGGTGTGCCCTACCTAGAACTTGCACAAGTTCTTCTGCATTCCATACTGGAGGAAGGAATACTACGCGAGGCCGTTGTCCTACTCGATGATGGTGCAAACTTAGACCTGCTCCACCTGCACTAAACATCAACAACATAAACCTACGCCTACCACTCTGGAATTGATCAATGTTCAACTGACGTTCTGCCAATGATTGACCACCCATAATTGTTGCAATCTCATCTTCGATTACACCTTTAGCACGAAGATGTTGATGAACAAGTTTGAGTGTATCTTGGAATGAACATGCAATAATTACTGATTTGTTTTCCTTTTGTTCAACATCAAATGCTAGACGTGCTAGATCATCTGCACGCAGCATCTCAGATGTTTGACGAAACTTCATCATTGATACAAGAATCTCAGCAAATCCTACGAGTGGATCTAATCCGTAAGACTCACGCTTCTTTTGATATTCATCGAAGGCATCTTGATAGATGCGAGCTTTGTGTGATGGCATATCAATAAGCATCTGCTTAATGAATGTTCGATGCTTGTAACTTAGCTTACCAAATCTCAATGTCTTAGGCTCAAGGAATTCTTGAATACGCTTCATTGCAGCAGGGCACCAATCATATTCAGACTTTGGTGCTGAGATTTCCTTAATCCAAGATGGAAATTCTTTGACACCAATGAGATGGTTTTTATCTAGTCCAATTCTTGTTCGCATACGTAGTGCTAGAACCACACTTCGAGTATGTATTGGACGAGAATATGGAGTTGCGGACATTGGCAAGCATGGAACATTTGTCTCAGTAAAGAGTGAGATTGCCATGTCAGTTTGCAATGTATCAGCGTTCTTCAAACCTTGCACTTCATCTAGTGCTGTGCCGCATGGTAACATTGCTTCATCCCAAATAGGCCATAGAACTGGTTGACCATTTACAATACGTGTTACATATCGAATGAACAAGTCACCAAAGGACGAAGTCATTTGAGGATATGATGTAACGATTACACGTTTGTTTTTATATTCACCAAGAATTACACGTGATGATTGTGTGACAATTGTTGGCTTTGTTATATAGAGGAAATGTTTGTGTGCTGCAAACTTCTCAGGATACATGTGACGCAACAAGCGTAGCAACATACCAAAGAAATATGTTTTGCCACTACCAGTTGGCGCAATGAGAAGTCTACTTTCTCCCTTGCCCATTGCTTCAACACAATTCCACAATGGTTCCTTTTGAAAGTCTAGCAAAGGAGGAACATCTGAAATTTTTGGATACTCTTTTAATACTTCAACTTCGCAATGATGCACATGTCCATTTTGAACTTGTGCCGAAAGCATTCTATCAAAGCGAGGAAGTGGAGCAGCAAGCATATCATCTATGCTGCGAGCAGCTGCATGATAGAGTCGCGACTTTATATAATTTGGGTCACGCTCTTTCAACTTTGCTTTGAGTGCTGCGTATGTGTTCATATCTTAAGTTTCAACTTGTATATCTTTTTTCGTAATGCTTCATTAATTCTTTTCAGTGCGTTAAGTTTTTTCAAATTACGAAATGAAACTATCTTGTGCCATACTTTAATGTATGTTTCTTCTTGTCCTTGCTTAGATGCACCTTTACAAAAGTAATTGACAACGACACGTAGTTCTTGCGGAGAAATTTCTTTCCTATTTCTTTCTTCAATTTTCTCTCGGCGTGTCACTGATTTGTTATAGTAGCAGAGTTAGTAAAGATAATCTGTGCACC